GAGGAACATTCTATTTAATCAGCGATAATACGTGTTAGCACTGGTGTTTTTAATACATTATATATAAATTATATATAATGTTGACATATATTGATTTAAATGATATACTAAAGCCGATAAATAACAAGAAAGGATGTGATTCCAATGGTTTATCATATTGATTATGTATAGCTTCGATAAATCATTGAAAGGATGGAATAAAATGGAAAGAGTACGATTTACATCGTTGTGCTTATCATTAATTATGGTGCTCTTATCTGTTGCTCCCATAACTGCCTCGGCAATTAGCCAACCTACCATTGAGGACTATATGGAAATTTCTATGGAAATCATGGAGAAGTACGATATGGTTGGTAAAATGGAATACGGTATCAATATGGTTCCCGATCGTACACTTGAAGAGCACCGGGAATTCATGGAAGAAATCGTTTCTATGACTGCTTATGCCTATCAAAGAATGCAAGAAGCTAAAGCGTCACCATCTTCCGCAATGCCACTTAATAGTGGCATTTCTCAAATTACACCTGCGGCAGCAACTTCCGTAAAGCGTTATTCCCAGACGAAATTTTTCCACTTTAATCTTTATTTCAGAATTAGTTGTGCGTATGACATAACGCTCAGCGGATATAACGCTTATATCTCTAGCTCAGCAGCAGAAATTAAGAAAACCATTTGGGGCCGCACATCAATTGCCGGAGGGTTACGCGGCTACTTGTTTAATCAAACAAGTTCAGACGTAATTAGATGGTATGCCGATGGCTCTTTTGAAGCGATGTCGAGTGGTAAATGGACATTCCACACGGCATCTGGAGACATGGATTACGGAACACTTGGTATTGTACAGGATTTTGGAGCTGAAGAGCTTGCTTATGCAAGAGAAAACGGAAAGTTTAAATAAATCAATCTAGCAAACAACGATTCAAAAGCGGCGGGTTGCCCCTTTCAATAGGGTAGCCCGCTATCTTTACGCCGATATAAGTTTTAAATGAGGTGGTGAGGACAGTGTCCGAACAGCTTACGCCACGGCAGGAGCTTTTTTGCAGGGAATATATCATCGACTACAACGGGAAGCAGGCCGCTGCCCGCGCCGGCTACTCAGAGAAATCAGCGGAAACACAGGCGGCAAGGCTGCTAAGGAATGACAAGGTTCTTTCGCGCGTGCGGGAATTGCAGGCGGAGCAGGTCAAAAGGCTATCGATCTCCGCCGACTGGGTGATCCTCAAGTTAAAAGAAACGCTCGATCAGAGCATGGCCGCTGTCCCAGTGATGGTCTGGGACCCGGAACTAAAGTGCAAAGTGGAATCTGGGGAATATGTGTTCGACAGCAAAGGTGCAGAGAGGGCCTTGGAGTTGATTGGTAAGCACATTGGAATGTTTACGGATAAACTCTCAGTTTCTCACGATACACCCGTCATCATCGATAACATAGGTGACCACGGTGGCTGAGATTAAGCTTGACCGGGTGATTGCACCCGCCTTCTATGGTCTCCATCAGGATATCAGGTCCGAGGGACACACACATTACGTCCTCAAGGGCGGGCGCGGAAGCACAAAGAGTTCCTTCACATCGATTGAAATTATTCTGGGGATCATGCAGCACCCCGATGCACACGCAGTTATCCTGCGCAAGGTCGGGAACACGCTGCATGATTCTGTTTTTGCGCAGATGCTCTGGGCCGTATCGGCTTTGGGCGCGCAGGAATATTTCCGACCAAATCAAAGCCCCCTGCGGCTAACATACACGCCCACTGGGCAGACGGTCCTGTTCCGCGGTGCCGACGAGCCCATGAAACTCAAATCCATCAAGCCGCCCTTCGGATATTTCCGCTACATTTGGTATGAGGAATGGAATCAGTTCGGAGGAATGCAGGAGACGCGCAGCATCAACCAGTCCCTCATGCGCGGCGGGGAGCGATTTACAGTTTTTTACACATACAACCCACCGGAATCCGTTCGGGACTGGGTGAATGAGGAGGTGCGCGCCAACCGGCCGGACCGTCTGGTCCACCACTCCACATACGAGGGCATTCCGGCCAGCTGGCTGGGCGAACAGTTTTTCATCGAGGCCCGCCATCTCCAGAAAACGCAGCCAGAACGCTACCGGCACGAATACCTTGGCGAAGTCACCGGTACCGGCGGCGAAGTGTTTAAAAACGTCACGCTGCACAGAATCACCGACGATGCAATCAAACGATTCGACCGGATCCGTCGCGGCCTCGACTGGGGATATGCGGTGGATCCGCTGGCATATATCGTCTGCCACTACGATAAGACCCGGCGACGGCTTCACATCTTCCACGAGCTGTATAAGGCCGAGATGAGCAACCGGGCGGCCGCCAGGCTAATCCGGGCGGAGAATACGAGCAATCAGGAGATCGTCGCGGATAGCGCAGAGCCGAAGAGCATCGCGGAAATGTACGAATACGGCTTGCGCGTGATCAGCGCCCGCAAGGGGCCGGACAGCGTGAAACACGGAGTTGACTGGCTGCGGGACCTTGAAGAAATTATCATTGACGACCAGCGCTGCCCGAATGCGGCGCGGGAGTTTTTAGGATACGAGCTGGATCGGGATAAGAATGGTAACTTTAAGGCCTCCTACCCCGACCGGGATAATCACACCATCGACGCCGTCCGCTATGCAACGCAGGATGACCAGATCAACGTACAAGTGAGGTAAGGCCATGTACATTACCAATATGGAACTGATCAAGCAGAAACTCACTGCAGAGGGCAGATTGAGCACGAGCGACATCATCAAGCAGATCCTCAAGGATGACGACGCGAATCCCGCCAAGCAATATATGGCTGTCGGCAAGCGATATTACGATGGTGGCCACGATATCCTGCAGCATGATTTCCGGCGGTCGTGGGTCTATGATGAGACCGAAACGGCCGCAGGTATAGATCATTCCGGGCATCTCATCACAAACGAGAACAACTCCAACCACCATAACGTTCACAATATCTACCAGCAGCAGGTGGACCAGAAGGCCGCATACATTGTAGGCAAACCGCCCAGCGTCACGGTGGAGGGCGCGGAAGATCATTCAGAGTTGAAGTCCTTTGAGGACGCAGTCACCGCCGTTACGTCGGATGAGGAGTTTGCGGATACGCTCAATGATTACGTTACCGGTGCGAGTAACAAGGGTGTAGAGTGGCTACACGTTTATTACGATAAGGCGGGTATGCTGCAATATGTCGTCACACCCGCGGAAGAGGTCATTCCCTTCTATGATTCGGTCTACCAAAAAGAGCTTGTTGAGCTCATCCGCTACTACTCTGTTGCAGTAGTGGCCGATGGCAAAGAAACGCTGCGCAAGAAAGTTGAGTGGTGGACGAAAGACGATGTCACCTATTACGAGGAATCCGAGTCAGGGGAATATATCCTTGATCTGGCCCGCAGTCCAAACCCCTCCGCACATTGGTACCGGATTACCACTGCCAATGGCCTTGTCACCCGTCGGGAGCCGCATGGCTGGGGGCGGGTACCGTTTATCCCGCTCTACAACAATGGCCGGCATGCGAGCGATCTGACGCGGATCAAGGGCTTGCAGGATGCATACAACCTCATATCCTCCGCCAGTACAAACAACCAAATTGATTTGGTTGAGCTCTACTGGATCGTGCAGGGCTACGGCGGAGAGACCGCGAAGGCCATCCAGCGCAAGCTGCAAATGAACAAGGCGGTCAGCATCTCCGACCCGCAGGGCAAGGTCAGCGCCGAACAGGTCACGCTGGGCGTGCAGGATCGCCTTGCCTGGCTTGATATGCTGCGCAGCGACATGTACAGCCTCGGTATGGCGATTGATACGACCGCCGATAAATTTGCGACGGCGCCCTCCGGCGTGGCGCTCAAATTCCTTTACACGCCGCTCGACCAAAAAGCAAACATGATGGTTATCAAGCTCAAGCGGGCGCTCAAGCAATTCATGTGGTTCATCACGCAGGATATCAACCTAAAACAGGGCACAGAGTATGACAGCGCCCTGATCAGGGTGGACGTCAATAAGACGATCATCACAAACGACGCGGAGACCGTAACGATGATTCAACAGTCGCAGGGCATTGTTCCGGATACGATCCTGCTTGCAAAGCACCCCTTTGTGGATGATGTCAATCAGGCCTTAAAAGACCTCGAAAAGCAGCGGGAGGAAGCAGCAAAACGCTTTTTGGACGGCGACGTCCCGCCGGGAGAGGGTGAAGATGAATGAAGCCCTCGGATTATTGGGAAAAACGGGCGCTGGCACGAGAAGCGCAGGCCCGAAGAATTGCAAACCGGGAGATTGTGAAAGACATTCTTCCCGCCTATGACCGAGCGGCCCGGCAGATTACGGAGGATGTCAAGCGGATTTTTGCCCGATACGCAAAGGACGGCGAATTGACGGAGGCAGAGGCCCGAAAGCTGCTCAACGTCCGGGAAACCGAAGAGATACTGAACAAGCTCCGCGAGGAGCTGAAGGAGATCAAGGACCCACAGCTCCGGCGCAAAGCACTTAACCGGCTGAATGCTCCGGCCTACGCCGCGCGGATCAGCCGGCTGGAGGCGCTACGGGAGCAAATTTATGCGGAAATGGCAAAGGTGTCTGACAAGGAAATTGAAACGACTGGCAAGGTCATATCCAAATCTTACGAGCACACCTATTACCGTTCTATCTTTGATACGCAGGTCGGCACGGGATTTGCTTTTTCCTTCACACAGCTGCCGCAGCAGGCGATTAAGACCGTTCTGGGCGAAGCTTGGAGCGGGGCCCACTATAGCCGGCGGGTATGGCGTAATACGCAATTGTTGGCCCAAGAGGCCGAGCAGGTTATCACGTCTGGCATCATCTCCGGGGCAAGCGTCCCGCGCATGGCGAAGCAGATTGAAGATGTGATGCAGACCGGGAAGTATGCGGCGACGAGGCTTGTCCGCACGGAGGCCAGTCGGGCGTATAACGCGGCAGAGCTCCATTCCTACGAGGAGACAGAAATCGAAAAGTATGCCTTTCTCGCTACGCTAGACAGCCGTACATGCGTTGTCTGCGGCAGGCTGGACGGAAAAGTATTCTCGGTAGAGGAAGCAAAAGAAGGGGTCAATTATCCACCGATGCACCCGAATGACCGCTGCACGACTGTCGCATATTTCGATGAGCTTGGCCTAGAGGGCTTAAGAAGGCGTGCAAGAGACCCAAAGACGGGTGCAGCAAAAATCGTCCCGGCGGATCTCTCCTGGGAGGAATGGAAGACCGGAAACTATACAAAACCGAAGAATAGTGGTATAATACAAGCAGGACGTGATGCAATGAAGATGGACATTGCAATTGACGCGCTTACCCCGTGTCTGGTTGATACTTCAACGGGAAACGTTGTCAAAACTACATTTTCAAAGGCAATTTCCAGCGATTTAAAAAGTGCGAAATCAAAAGACGGTTGGTTATTTAACTAGACTGACCCAGATCTCGCAGCTGACGACATCTACAAACTGACGGTAGCCGGGAGCGAAGAAATCCAGGGCATGATTGCATTGCAATATGAGGAACGCGATAAAGCTGTTTATGCGCATATTGCGGAGAGCGCCCCGTGGAATCGAGGAAAGTCCAAGCGCTATGAGGGCGTAGGCGGTCATCTGTTTGCGATCGCCGCGCAAAAATCTATGGAGAAGGGCTATGGCGGGTTTGTCTTTTTGGATGCAAAGAACGCGGATTTAGTCCGACATTACGAGGAAGCGCTAGGCCCTCAATTCTTG